GAAACAGGTGGCGTACTCTACTTTGCTACTGGTGGTACTAATAAGATGAAGCTAGATGCAAGTGGTAATCTAACTTGTGTTGGTGATGTGACGGCTTACGGTACTGTCTAATGGCTTTACAAACTACAGGTTCTATTTCCCTAGGTGATGTTAATGTAGAACTAGGTAACTCTAGGACTGCTACTATTAATATGGGTGGTAGTGCTGTAAGAGGTTTGTTTGATAGGTCATCAGGTGAGTGTAAGTTAGCATTGCACGGTAGAGGTAAGGCTAATGCTACTAATATAACTCAAACCTCAAGCACCTCAAATCTAAACATTTACTCTATGGCTACATCAGCAGGGTTTGGTGGCGCAGGTACGGTTAATCTAACCATTAACTCAGGTGTTACGGTAACAACAATGTTATCAGGCACAGGATGGGGAGCATCTTCTATTCTGAATATTACTAATAATGGTACTATTGTCGGAGCAACAGGTACAGCAGGGGCAGCGGGAGGTTCAGGTACTGGCGGTACTGGCGGTCAGGCAGCAATGAATTATCAAAACTCAGGTGCTTATCCAACTGCGGGTGGAGACGGTGCAGGTGGTGCAGGTGGTGCAGGTGGAAATGCTTATGACCATCAACAAACTGGAACAAATTTAGCAACCGTATTCCTTACAGTGGGTACACTAACAGCAGGACCAGGTGGTGCAGGTGGTTCAGCGGGAACAGCAGGAGGCGGTGGTGGCGGTACGGGGGGTAGTGGATACTGGAATAGTAACGGTCAAGGAGGCGGTGGTGGTGGTGGCGCACCTTATGGCTTAGGCGGAACAACAAATAGTAGCGGAGCAGATGGTAATAGGGGCGGTGCAGGTTCTGCTGGTGGTGCTACAACAGGTGGTGCAGGTGGTTCAGCTGGTTGTTCATGTGCTACTGACGGTTCATCAGGAGGAAATATAGGACAAGCAGGTACTGATAGTCCAAATGGGTGTTCTAGCGTGTACAGTGACTATGGGCAGGCAAATGGAGCAGCAGCAGGTTCAGCGGGTTCAGGTGCATCAGGTTCATCAGGCTCACAGACAACTGGCAATACGAGTCAAATATCAGGGGTTTAGAATGAGCAATATAAAAGCAAGCCTATCAAAACACCAACCAAAAGACTTATTAGATGAAAACATATACAGGGTTGAGGTTGTTTTAGATACAGACATCGCTGATATTCAGTCAATCTCTTGGAGTTTTGAGTGTGTCGACCCTCACTCTCAAGCTTTATTACATTCAGGTAATGCAGAAGAAATGCGGTTTTTAAGATACTCAAATATGTATCAACCATTGATAGAAATAAAAACACCAAATGACAATTCTTATAGCGTTATTGTTCATTGTAAGATATACACTTTCACCAACAAAGAAATAACGGTTTACGATGTCATTGATGACACTATTACGGAAAAACAAGAAGTTTCTCCTGTGCATGAAATCTTCAGGGCGGTTAGTGATGTAGTAACTTTAGAGCAGCCGAGGGTTTAGTATGTTTATACATGAAAAGGTTTTTTATAATAAAGGGGAACTCTACAAAGATACGTTAGAAACAGCCATTAAAGATTCTAATGTTTTCAAAACATCTGTTAATTCTAATACAGGGGTTACTTCACAGTATTTCAGTGTCAATTCTACAGATTTGGTTAAAAGCCAATACGATATCTTCAGCATGAAAGAATACATGGAAGGTGGCGTTATAAAGAAAGCACTTAAAAAATACTATAAAACATCAGAAATGACAGAGTATGTAGGTGAGTCAGGTTTGTTATATTCACCCCCTACTAATATAGATGTATGTGATGAGATAGATTTTATATTTGCTTATGGTGAGGCTGTATATGATGGAGAGGAAGAGATTGAAGTGTTTTTTAGAGCAAAGAACTACACCCATTTAAAAAGTATCGCAAGTTATTACAACCTTCCAGAACCACTGGCAGATGATAATGATTTTGATACAGCAACCTATAAGTGGTTTAGGACTCCGTTTCCACAACATCCTATAAATGCCTACTGTATGTCATCGTTAAAGTTTAAATCAGGTGTTGCCTCTATGCTAAAGGTTTATATGTTCAGGGAGCAAACAGCCTAATGTGTCTAGTTAGTTTCTCCAAGGATAAATCATACACCTCTACACAAAAGGTTGAGCAGTTTGATGGCTCACCTAAGTGGGGGTATATCGATATTACATCTAAATGCTCCCATGGATGTGCGTGGTGCTACGGTGGTTTCAATGAAGAGCTTACATCAGAGATGAGTGTTAATGACTTTAAGAATATACTAGCTAAACTTAAAGTCATGGGATTACATCAAATAACTATTAGTGGCGGTGAACCCACTGAACACCCACAATTCTTAGAAATGGTAGCGGAGGCTACTAAAGACTTCATGGTGCATATCTGCTCACATGGTGACTGGACTAAAGATTGGGCAAAGGATTTAGAAAAATTAGGCGTAAGTCAGATTCAATTTAACTACCAAGGCTCTAAACGACATGATGGTATTCATAAAGTATTAGGCTCTTACATGAAGCAAGTAACAGCAATCAAGCAATCTATCAATGCAGGACTAGAAACAGTCGGTACGGTGACTGTGGGCGCTTACAACCTCAAAGATGTAGATAGTATATTTAAAGAGTTGTCAGATTTTGGTGTTACTCGGTTAAGGGTATGGGAAACAGTTGGTAAGGGCAATAAGTGGCGTAAGGGTAAAGAAGCAAAAGAGATATTTGAATTGTGCCAAGAGGCAGCATTTAAGTTGGGTTACTTGCACACACAATCCTATGACCCTGACTTTAAGGCAGACAGTTTTGTTTCTTGCCCCGCTATGAGTGAAATGCTTATGTATATTAATTCAGATTCGGAGTTACGTTTCTGTACTGCTATTGATTTACCGATAGCTTCATTTAAAGAAGATACATACCCAGTTATTCAGAATAAGTATTCTAAGTTTATGAAAGATGTTGCTAGTAAAGGCAGCCGATGTGTAGCGAGGGAGCATAAATAATGGAAATCCCAGATTTTATAGAGGTTTATAAAGGAGCATTGAGCAAGGATTATTGCGAGCAACTAATAGAAACTATTGATGAGTTAGATAACCTAGATATATTATTCGGCAGAGAGTCATCTGATACTATTATAAAAGATTCACAAATACCTATACCTCTTACTAAGGTTGCTTTGAAAGATTATGATATAAACCTATCTCATATAAATACTATATTCCTTGAAGAGTTTTCAACAGTTTTCTGGGAACAGTGTTATCCTAAATATAATAAGAAATATGGAATATTAGATACAATATCTCCCCATAAAATAAACATTGTTAAGGCACAAAAGACCCGCCCTTCAGAAGGATTCCACGTATGGCATTGCGAACAAGCAAATAGAGAGTTAGCAAACCGTATTATTACTTTTTCGGTTTATCTCAACGATACTTTTGAAGCAGGTGAGACAGAGTTTCTTTATCAACAGAGAAGATTAACACCATCACAAGGAGATTTGGTTATATTCCCTGCTGGTTATACTCATACCCACAGAGGAAACCCTCCTATTGGTGGTAATAAGTACATTATCACTGGATGGGTAGAATGGTCATAATGGTAACTTCACTATTTATAGCAAGTGTCACTGCTCTTTACACCTTTATTGGTTGGGATAGAGTATCTGATTGCATGAGTAAGTGGTTTGATAGAGAATACTGGACTGACTACAATATTATTGAGTTATTAGCATGGTCTGCTAAAGCATTAATTATTATCCCTGCTTTAATATTTCACCAAGAAATATGGCAATTACATTTCGGCACGTTAGTTACTTCTTCATTACTAATATGGGCATCTATGAGAAAAGGATTGCCAACTTTACTAGCGTTCAATACCATGTGGATTTTATTATCTCTGATTGTCATAACGAGGAATATGATATGAAGAGAATTGTCATAGTCGGTGGTGGTGCAGCAGGTTGGATGTGTGCTTCTTATTTAGCATCTCGTAAGCAATATGATATTACTATTATTGAATCTCCGCAGGTGGGCAAGATAACGATTGGCGGTTCTACTACTCCCTACTTAAAACGATTCTTTGATGATATTGGTTATCCCGATGAATCCTACTGGATGCCTAAGTGTGATGGTACTTACAAGCTTGGCGTACTATATGATGACTGGGATTATAAAGGCTCACGTTGGTGGAATAGTTTTGAAGTAGATGAAAACAAATTCCCATACTGGAACAAGCAAAGAGCTGAACAAGATTTACCACGGGAAGATTTCTATAAGTCTTGTATATTCTCAGCACACGTTGGTATGAATGATGAAGGTAAGATTAATAAAACTAAAGATGGTAAAGATGCTTATGTGTACCGTGCTACTAAATCTTATGGTGGTTACGTTCAGACACACGCTTACAATTTAGATGCTGGAAAGCTTGGTGAGTTTCTTCAAGAGCATTTCTCAGACAAGGTAACACATATCGAAGCACATATTGATAAGGTTATTCATACCGACACTGGGGTTAGTGAGTTAATTGATGCTAACGGTGGAAAGCATACAGCAGATTTGTTTATTGATTGTACTGGTTTTAAACGCTTATTGATTGACAAGGTGTGTGATACACCTAGAAAGTCACTAGAACCATATCTAACTCACGATAAAGCGATGGTTATGCCAGTAGCTTATATTGATGCTCATAAAGAAATGAACCCACGTACAGGTGCAAAAGCAATGAGTGCTGGTTGGATGTGGAACATTCCCCTATATAGTACGATGGTTAATGGTTATGTATATGATTCCAACTTCATAACCGATGAAGAGGTTGAAGCTGAAATGCGAGAAGTAATCGGTGATAGAGTTAAGGATGTTAAGCCTTTTGTTATTCCTATGAATACTGGTCATTATTCAGAACCGTATTCAAAGAATGTAGTTGCTGTTGGTTTATCAGCAGGTTTTATTGAGCCTATGGAAGCCACATTAATAATGAATATCCAACACTCAGCGTACAACATTCATCAGGTATTAAGTGAACGAATGAGTAAAGATGTTTATAACGATATTACACGCGAGTCACTAGCCGACACACTAGACTTTCTATCAACTCAATATTATCTATCTCACAGAGAAGATTCAAGGTTTTGGAAGTCAAGAGGAAAAGCTACGCACATCACTACACGTATGAAGTCTTGGTTGGAGACTTGTAAAAAAGCATTATTACCACCTGTCAAAGATGTTTTATTTATACCTAATTGTTGGATAGCAAAACTTATTGGTTATGGTTACTTCCCTGCTGGTGATGGTTTTGAAGCACAAGAGCCACAAGCATTACCAACATTCAGTGGTACTAACTTTGAGCCGCGGAATAAACATAAGTACAAATACGTTGATGAACTGAACGCACAACAGCAAATGGATGAGATACGCAACTTTGACACCAGTGTATTTATCAGTCAGAAAGAATATTTAGATAGATTTATATACAAGGAATTATGAATGGAATTGTCAGATGTTGTACTAGCTCTAGTCAGTGTTATTTCGACTGGTTTAATAGCTGTGTTGAAATCCACTAACAAGACCGTTAAAGATATTGAAGATAGAGTAACAACTTGTCAGATTAATTTACATAAAGAGTTTGT